TAGAGTCCGAAGACCTCATAGACCTTTGGCAAAAGCAAAAGGGCAGGTGTGCTTTGACCAATGTCATCATGACGCACCACCGAGACGGCAGCGGCAATAAGGCATTCAACGCATCAGTGGATCGCATTAACCCAGAAGTTGGGTACTTAAAAGAAAATCTCCAATTAGTCTGCTACGCAGTGAACATGCTCAAGGGTTCTTTGGCCCCAGACGAGTTCTTCTTCTGGATCAAGTCTATTTACGAACACGCTTGTGATTAAATAGTACTAACGCTAATATCCGTCTATGGAACATATCGAAATGTTATCAATTGATGGGCTTGAGTTTGCTGTTCTTGGAACTGGACGCACGATTGCTGGTCAAGAAGTACTTGTTTACGACGGTTACGCAGTCGAAACAGTAGATTTTTCTGTTGTTGACTACGAAAACGAGTTGGTCGAAGCAGGAATGGAGCATATGGCCCCAATTTTCATCTATTTAGATCAAGGTGTACGTGCAGAAGTCTGTAGAACCAACCGAGATGTCCACTGACACGGTAGAGTTTGAGTCTCATATGCCCTACATGGGTTTGAGTCTTGGCGATCTAACGATTCAGCAGGAAAAACTAGTGATGCTTGTGCTAAGTGGCATGACTGTAGCTGCTGCTGGGCGCGGTGCTGGGTACACAAACGCAAATGCTGTGTATGAAGCCATAAAACGCCCCAAAGTTGCCCAAGCGTTGGAGTATTTTCGGGAGCAAATGCGCGAAGAGGTGAAATTTACCGCCGCAAACGCCCACGTTATGTATATGGACGCTTATCAGTCGTCCGCTACCGCTACCGAGATGAAAAATACGGTAGATAGCCTAGTAAAACTGCATGGATTAGCCACACCGGACAATGCAACGCAGGTAAATATCAATATCGACGCTACGCCTAAGCAATTAGAGCGTATGTCAGACGAAGACCTGCTGAAAATTGCAGGCAAAGACGCTTCCTACCTAGAACCAACGAGTGATTAACCATGGGCTATACCATTCCTAAGAAAAAACCAATGCCTAAGCCTAAGAAGCCTAAGAAGCCTAAAGCTAAGCCTAAGTCTTATTGATGACCGAAGTCCGTCAACAACAGTGCAAACGCTGTAAGAACCTCCACCCTGAAACATTGTATTCAGGGCGTGATGGTTTCTGTGTGTACTGTAAAGCGGACGAAGCGGAAGCTATGCCTGCACCGGCTGCGGTAGAGGTTGAAGAAGCAGAGCACCAGAGCGTTGAAGAGAAGGCGCGAGCTGAGTTAGCAATGAGATTGCTGACGAGGAAACGTCTACTACCTTTTGTTGAGCGGTTTAACGCCGATTATCAGGCGGGGTGGGTACATAAAGATGTTTGTAGAAGACTTGAAGAATTTAGTCGCAAGGTTGTCGCTAAAGAGTCGCCTAGGCTCATGCTTTTCTTACCTCCAAGACACGGTAAGTCAACTTTGGCTTCGATTGCATTTCCAGCTTGGCATCTGGGTCGTAACCCCCAGCACGAGTTTATATCGTGTTCGTACAGCGGGTCTTTGGCTATGGGATTTAGCCGAAAGGTGCGCGGACTACTTAGAGAGCCAACTTATAAAACTGGGTTCAAAACTCGACTCGATCCTGAATCGCAATCCGCTGAAGCTTGGCTTACTACTGCTGGCGGTGGTTTTGTTGCTGCTGGTGTCGGGGGCGGTATCACTGGCAAGGGCGCTCATGTCCTTGTTATTGACGACCCAGTAAAAAACCGCGAAGACGCGGAGAGTCAGAACAATAGAGACGCGAACTGGGACTGGTATACGTCTACGGCTTATACCCGCTTAGCCCCAGGCGGAGGTGTTCTAGTTATTTTAACTAGGTGGCATGACGATGACCTTGCAGGTCGCTTATTAAAGGCGGGTTCTGAGGGCGGTGACGAATGGGAAGTGGTGCGGTACCCAGCGATAGCGGAGGAAGACGAAGAGTTCCGAGATACAGGTTCAGCATTACACCCAGAGCGGTACGACGAGCAGTCCCTAGACCGTATACGAAAGGCGGTTGGCCCTAGAGATTGGTCAGCGTTGTATCAGCAGAATCCAGTTGCCGATGACGGTGACTACTTTACCCGCGACATGATTCAGTACTACGAGCCTGAAGACATCGACATGGACGCTATGCGGTATTACTGCGCGTGGGACTTAGCCATCGGCAAGAACGACCGCAACGACTATTCGGTCGGCATGGTGATCGGCGTGAATGAGTTTGATGAGCTGTTCATTGTAGATGTTGTGCGTGGGCGGTTTGACGGCTTTGAGATTGTAGAGCGGATATTAGATCTCTATGAACAGTGGAAGCCCTCGATGATCGGCATTGAGAAAGGTCACATTGAGATGGCCTTGGGGCCATTTCTACAGAAACGTATAGCAGAACGTGGGCTGTACGAAGCGTACATAAAAGACCTGAAGACAGGTAGACGCGATAAAGAAGCAAGAGCGCGAGCGATCCAAGGACGGATGCAGCAGGGCATGGTTTATTTCCCAATGGACGCAGTATTCACGGGGCCGCTGGTTGCCGAGTTACTTAGGTTTCCTGGGGGTGTACACGATGACCAAGTAGACGCATTAGCGTGGTTAGGTCTGATGATGACGGAGTTTGCTTCATTTCAAGCGCCGGTATTCAAAGAACCTTCTTGGCGAGACCGCCTTGATTACCTGACTGCGACACCTAAATCTAAATCAGCAATGAGCGCATAACAATGGCTTACCAGACAAAGAAAAGTAGATCTATATCCGCTGGTGAGGAATCGCTCATAGCGAGTTCTCAGTGGGATAGATATGAACGTGCTAGGGACAATGGTCACCTTGAATACATCGAGATGGCTAAAAAGTGCGATGCCTATTACCAAGGCGATCAATGGGACTTCCAAGACGCAGCTATATTAGATGCAGAAGGTAGACCCGCGTTAACGATCAACACCATCTTGCCCACTATCAACACGGTATTGGGTGAGCAGTCTACTCGACGGGCTGACATTCAGTTCAAGCCGCGCCGTGGTGGAGAGGAAGAAGTAGCGCATACACTTAATAAGTTGTATATGCAGATCGCAGACAACAACAAGCTGGATTGGGTTGAGCAGCAGGTATTCAGTGACGGTCTGATTATGGACGGGCGCGGGTACTTTGACTGCCGTATAGATTTCAGTGATCACGTTGAGGGTGAGATCCGTATCACCGCGAAAGATCCGTTGGACATACTGATTGACCCAGACGCTAAAGAGTACGACCCAAAGACATGGAACGAGATCTTTGAAACTAAGTGGATGACGCTTGATGAGATCGAAGAGATGTACGGTAAGAAGAAAGCGGATGACCTGCTATTTATTGCAGAGAATGGTAATACCTTCGGGCGCGATTCGGTTGAGTATGAAGAGACTCGGTACGGCGACACAGACAGCGCAGACGACTATCTGGGCAGCTCTAACGACCCAGAGGACTACAGGAACGTCCGCGCCTTACGAGTCATTGAGCGGCAGCACCGTAAAATTACGCGCATCGATTGTTTTGTAGACCCGAATACTGGTGACGCAAGACCTGCACCTGAAGCATGGAACGACCGTAAGATTAAGAAGTTCGCTAAGGACTATGGCTTGTCTGTCATCAACAAGATGCAGAAGAAGGTTCGTTGGACAGTGACCTGTGACAAGGTGGTACTGCATGACGACTGGTCGCCCTACAACGACTTTACCATTGTCCCTTACTTTGCATATTTCCGCAGAGGCCGTCCGTTCGGCATGGTACGTAACCTTCTGTCTCCGCAGGAGCAGTTAAACAAGATCAGTAGCCAAGAGCTGCATATCGTTAATACCACCGCTAATAGTGGCTGGATGGTAGAGACGGGTTCATTGGTAGGTATGACTGCCGATGACTTGGAAGAGCACGGTGCTGAGACTGGTCTGGTTATTGAGTACGCCCGTGGTACCAATCCGCCAATGAAGATTAGCCCTAATACTATCCCTACTGGTTTAGACCGTATCGGGCAGAAGGCTGCGGCTAACATTCAGGCGATCAGTGGTATTAACGAGTCCATGCTTGGTACAGACAGCGCGGAGGTATCTGGCATCGCTATCCAAGCGAAGCAAAATCGTGGCGCGATAATGATCCAAGTGCCGTTGGATAATCTGCGTAAGACTCGTCACTACTTGGCTGAGAAAATACTTAACTTAGTGCAGACGTTCTACACCGAAGAGCGAGTGATACAGGTTACTAACGACGCTGACCCACTCAAGCCACGCGAGCCTATGGTCATCAACGAGATGACCCCAGAAGGTAGGATTATCAACGACCTAACGCTTGGCGAATATGACGTTGTAGTGGCAACAGCCCCTGCGCGTGATTCATTCGATGAAGTGCAGTTCGCTGAAGCACTTAACTTACGTCAGGTTGGGGTTGCGATACCTGATGACGCGATTATTGAGTACTCACACCTTGCTAAGAAAGGTGAGCTTGCTAAGCGCATACGTATGATTACAGGTGTTGAGCAGTCACCAGAGCAGCAGCAGCAAGCAGCCATGATGCAGCAGGTTCAAATGCAGCAAGTACAGCTTGAGCTAGAGAAGATGCAAGCAGAAGTGCAGAAGTTGAACTCTGAATCAGCAGTCAACATATCGAAGGTTCAAGACACCACCGATGTTCAGCCACAACTACGCATGGCAGAACTGCAAACCAAGATCGAGATAAAGATGCAAGAACTGCAGCTTCGTCGAGAACTGGCTGATCTAACCAATGAAGTTAGAACCAATCAGCAACAAACCCAAGCCGCAGCAAGAATTGCTACAACAGCAATGCAGACCGGCGCTAAAACCCGTCCAACACAATAGGAAATTCTATGTCAGACGAAAATGAAGTAACAGAAACTAACCTAATGCCTGGGGCTGATGTGCAGGAGCCTGTACAAGAGGCGTTAGACCTTAACTTTGGTTTAGGCGAAGAGGTGGAAGATGCGGAAGAACCCACTGAGGAAGTGGAAGAGGACGTTATCGAAGAGACAGAAGCGGCTGTCGAGGAAGAAGAAGAGGCAGTAGAAGATGACACGACCGATGACGGCGACCAAGAAGAAGAGGATGGCGATACTTCTGAAGAGGAAGAAGTTACCGCTGAAGCCCCCGAAGAAGTAGCACCGGCTAAAACCAAAAAGCCGATGGTGCCGAAGTCCCGTTTAGATGAAGTGCTATCCAAACAAAAAGCTTTGCAGAAGCAGCTAGACGACATGAAAGCTGCACAAGTTGTAGCCGAAAGTGCTCCAGAAGAGTACGACTTTGCTACTAAAGAAGTGGAGTATCAGACTCTAGTGCTAGATGGCGAAGCTGATAAGGCCGCAGAGCTGCGTCATGAGATGAGAAAAGCAGAGCGAGAGCAGATGGCTTTCGAGATGCGCCAAGAAATGACACAGACGGTCAATCAAAACCAACAAGCTACTGCTCTGCAGACGGCTGCGACTGACTTGGAGGCCAACTTCCCAGTCTTTGATCAGAACTCAGAGTCTTATAACGCTGAATACACTCAGGAAGTAATCGACCTGCGCGATGCGTTTATTACGCAAGGGCATGGTGCGGTAGAAGCGTTAGGTAAAGCGGCTAATTTCGTGGTCAAAAACTATGACTTAGTTGAAACAGTAGCAGACGAAGGTTCTGCGTTAAGTGGCAGTAAAGCGCCAGCTCGTAAAGCTGATGAGGTTGCTAAGAAACGGGCCGAAGTAAGTAAAAAGCTAAGGGCTGCAGAAGCACAACCCCCCGAATTGCCAGGAGAAAGCTCCGCCAATCGCGGCGAGAAAGGGCTTGATGTGGCCTCTATGTCCGAAGACGAGTTTAACGCCTTGCCAGAAGCTACTTTGAAGCGACTGCGCGGCGATATCGTTTAGTTTGCAATGATTATGGCGTTTCTGCTTGTTGTCATTGTTGATAACCAGCCGTTGAAAGAAGAGTTTTTCTTTAGAAGCGTCACAGTCTGTAACAAATTCGCTTACTTCGTCGAATCTGGGCAGGTCTCATTAGGCCAAAGCCACCGAAAACAGAAAAACATCAGCGCCTACTGCATCCCTAGAAAGATCAGCAGTAGCACTAAAACATGGGATTAGATTATGGCAGATAGAGATCCAAGGTTAGCCAGAGCAGGTGTCTCTGGCTTTAATAAGCCGAAGCGAACACCCAGTCATCCTAAAAAGTCACATATTGTTGTGGCTAAAGAAGGCGATAAGATTAAAACAATCCGGTTTGGTGAGCAGGGCGCAAGCACCGCCGGTAAGCCAAAGGCTGGTGAGTCAGACAAGATGAAAGCAAAACGTAAAAGCTTCAAATCTAGGCATGGAAAGAACATTGCGAAGGGCAAGATGTCCGCAGCATATTGGGCAAATCGCGTAAAATGGTAGCAAAAATAAGCTTGCTACTTTTAGTACTAATGCTAATATTCACTAATCGCTAGACCATGCGACATTGGTTCGTGCCGTACACGTTAAAAACGTAAACCGCCTGTAAAGGCGTTAAACCTTCCGAGGTCGCACCTCGTTAATAAGCGCTAGTTCGTCTCCCCACGATAGAGGGAAACGGGTTAGCCGCTCCATAAGTCGGCTATATGAATAGTGCGTATGCACTAACAAAACTTATACGTCAATATATGGAGGCCAATCATGGCTTTAACGAACTTCGGAACGCTTTCGGGCGATCAATTACAGGCGTGGAGCCGTGACTTTTGGAAAGTCGCTCGCAACATGTCATTCATCAACCAGTTCGCAGGATCTGGTCAGAACGCAATGGTTCAGCGTATTACTGAACTAACCAAGAGCCAGAAAGGTACTAAGGCAAATATCACTTTGCTTGCTGACATGACTGGTGACGGTATCACTGGCGACAACACCTTAGAAGGTAATGAAGAAGCACTGCGTGCCTTCGACATCACAATCGAGCTGGATCAACTCCGCTTCGCTAACCGCGTAGCTGGACGTATGGCCGACCAGAAGACTGTTGTTAACTTCCGTGAGCAATCTCGTGACGCACTTGCATATGCAATGGCTGACCGTATGGATCAGTTGGCGTTCTTAACACTGTCTGGTGTTGCTTATACAAACAAAACAAACGGTGCCTTGAGAGCTACTTCTGGAACTGCTGGTCACGAGTTAGTAGACCTTGAGTTTGCTTCAGACGTTTCTGCTCCTACTAGTGCTCGTCACCGTCGCTGGGATGCGACTGACGGTTTGGTAGCTGGTGCAACTAACGCTGTTGCTGCTGCTGACAAGATCTCTTACGAGTGTATTGTCAACTTAAAAGCCTTCGCCAAAGACAACTACATCCGTGGTCTACGTGGTGCTGGTAACGAAGAAGTCTTCCACATGTTTGTAACACCACAGCAAATGGCTGCTTTGAAGTTAGATGCTTCATTCCTAGCTAACGTGCGTAACGCTGGTGTTCGCGGTCAAGCTAACAGCCTGTTTTCAGGTTCAAGCAGCTTGATGGTAGACGGCGTGATGATCCACGAGTTCCGACATGTGTTTAACACATCCGGTGCTACAAGTGGTGCATCAGGTAACGCTGGCGCTGCTGGCTACAAGTGGGGCGCAGGTGCAAACGTAGACGGTGCTCGCGCATTGTTCTGTGGCGCACAAGCTCTAGCGATGGCTGATATTGGTAACCCTGAGATTGTTGAAGACACCTTCGACTACTCAAACCAAGCTGGTATCTCTATCGGTAAGATCTTCGGTTTACGCAAGCCTAAGTACAACAGCGACGTAAGTGGCAATGTACAGGACTTCGGTGTAATCGCGCTAGATACCGCTGTATAAGCGGCTTGGCCCCCTCTCAGGAGGGGGTCTTTTTTTGTACTCAACTAAATAAAAGGAAGACCATGAAGGTTATTGCTAAAGAAGATATACGTGTAGCAACTTTGTCAGGTGGCGTATTTGTATTAACTGCAAACGAGCCTGTTGAGTGCGCCGATGAAATCGGACTAATCGCAATGCAGATGGGCGCTAAGTTAGTGTCAGAAAGCAAGACAGACGAGGTTGTGGAAGAACAGCCTGTCGAGGAAGTTGCCGAAGGTAGAGCTACCTATTACGGCGAAGAAGATAAAAACGAAGGTATCCCTCCAGCAGAGTTAATTGCAGTTATGGAGGCACTTATCCAAGGGGGTGATCCAGTTAATTTCAAATCCGATGGTAGCCCAAAAGCTAACGTCGTAAACAAAGCCGCAGGGCGCACGGTTTCTACAAGTGAGCGAGAAGCAGCTTGGGAAGAAGCCCTTAATAGTTAGAGGTTGATATGACGGTTACAGTACAAAGCGTAATTGATCGCGTCCAAACAATATTACAGGACACCACAGGTATTCGATGGCCTGTTGTTACTGAGTTGGTGTTGTTCGTAAACGACGCGCAGCGCGAGATTGCTTTGATCAAACCAGATGCAAGCGCTGTAAACGCTACCGTAACTTTGGCTACAGGTACAAAGCAAGAGATACCCGCTGCAGGTAACAGGCTCCTCCGTGTTGTAAGAAACATGTCAGCGGCCTCTAGTGGTACTGGCAAGAGATCAGTGAGACTTGTGTCCCGTGAGGTGTTAGATGCCCAAACCCCAGATTGGCACGACCCAACTGTATCGGGTGACGCTGCGCATACTGCCGTTATAAAGCACTATATCTATGACGAGCAAAACCCACGTAACTTTTATGTCTATCCTGGGGTTGCCGGTAATTCTTATATAGAGATTATCTACTCTTCTAATCCATCAACGGTGGCGCAGAACGGTAATCTAAGCATCCCAGATATATTCGCCAACGCTGTGATGGACTACGTGCTCTTCCGTGCTTACACAAAAGACGCTGAGTACGCTGGTAACAGTCAGAGAGCAAGCACGCACTACAATTTGTTTATAGCGTCCGTAACTGGCAAAGCGCAGATAGACGCGATTACCTCGCCAAACGTAGATTCAAATAGACAGACAAGTATTCTCCCTCAACAAGTTAGAGGCTAATAGATGGCTGCGTATGAATCACTTTTAGCAGAGATAATACCGATGGTGCCAAGCTGCACCGACACGCTTATTGAACAGAATATTAGAGCGGCTGTAATCGAGTTATGCGAGAAGTCGAAAGTCTATCAGGCTGAGTTAGATCCGATTACAACGGTGGCTAACTTGTATGAGTACGACCTTGAGCCACCATCAGGGACAGTAGTCCATGAGATTGTCTGGGTTACTCATAACGGCATCGATCTTGAGCCATCAACCACAGCTCTAATAGAACAGCGCAAACCGAAATGGCGTATCAAAGGGTATGAAGGGACACCTGAGTTCTTTGTAAAACAGTCGCCCTCCATGTTCTACCTTGTACCAGTGCCAAGTGCTACGGAGGCAAACAGCCTTCTTGTTCGCGCCATTCTCAAGCCTACACACCGCTCAACTTCCTGCAGCGATGACGTAATGAACGACTACCGCGACACCATAATTAACGGTGCGTTGTACAGGCTGTTAAGAATTCCTGGGCGCGAGTGGACAGATTACCCAGGCGCACAAGTTTATGGATCTTTATTTTTAGAAGGTCTGGCAACGGCGGAAGGCCGTGCGCTACAGAAAGAAACACGTATAGCTAGGAAAGTTAGGTATGGCGGAGCAGGAGGCATTTATCGGATCAGTAACAGAGGTTACTCCAACAGATGAAAGAGCGGTTGAGCCAGTTGTTGGTGATATTCGTAAAGACTGGGATAGCGTTGGCCCTGCTGTTAACAGGCTTATACAGGATTACCCGCAGTTGTCTTTCAGATCTGAAGACGTTTATGCAGCGGTGGTATCAGGCGAAGCGATCTACTGGAAAGCCCCAGAAGGATTCGTAATTTCTACCGTAGAGATAGATGAGTTTAGCGGCGAGAAAACACTTTTGATTTGGTTGGCTTGGTCACACAAGCGAGGCAAGAAGAACGTATTAAAGTATTACCCGTTTTTCCAAAAGACGGCAAAAGAAGCTGGTATGGAGGCGATTGAAGTTAGAACGCCGCTACCAGAGATGAGGCAAATTTTAGTAGGCGCTGGGTGGAAAGTAGACACCGTAGTGTATCGATTAGAGGTATAGCAATGGGTAGTAAACCAAAGAAGCAAGACTATCAAGCAAGCGAAGCCGAGAAGACTTCCGCGTCTGTGGCTATGGCGGAACGTAATTACTTTAAGCAGAAGTACGACCCGCTTTTACGAAATATGCGCGACCAGTCTCGCTCTGATGATAACCGGCAAAACCTTCGGGGCCGAGCTAACGCTGACACGATGCAAGCGCTTACTAAAGATACTAGTTTTGCAAATACGCAACGTACAGGTAATGCGGGTCTTGCGTCTAATGCACTTTTGGGTCAGCTAGGTATTGCAGAAAAAAGCGCTGGCGAAATTAAAAACACAATGCAAACAGGCGTGTTAGGCACAGCTCGTGGTCAGGCAGCGGATGCTCAAACAGGTATGGCACAAGCTTCTAGGTTAGCTACCAGTGACGCATTAAATAGAGCGAAGAATAACAACTTAGTGCGCGGCGCTAAGATGAAAGCGATAGGCAAAATGGCTAGGGCAGCTACGTCAGCCTACGGTGAAAAGTATGGAGATAAGATAGGCGCGGACGGCGAGACAATAAAAGGAAGTGGGTTAGCTAACGCGCTTAACAAAGTGAATAGTGCTTACGATGACGCACGGGCGGCGGGGTACTAGATATGTATGAAGGAAGGATGTCTGAATTTGGTATAAGGAACCCACAAGCTGGCGCGTTACCTGAAGTTAAAGACCCAGAAGCCGCTTACGCCGCTATTACTCGCGGGGACTACCTTGACTATGTGAGGGATTATCGAGGTTTTGAAGAGGAGCTAATCAATAAAGCGCAGACGGACACAAGCTTGATTGACGCAGCCAGAGAAGATTCAGCCGCAGCTCCAGATATTATGAGGCAGTCGGCAGCGCGTAACGTATCTCGTTACGGCACCCAACTAACTCCAGCACAGCTTCAACAACAAGAGCGCGGCCTACAGCGACAAGGCACCCTTGGCTCAATACAGTCCGTAGCCGATGCGCGTATAGCGCAGACTGAAAACAATCAAAGGCTACTGTCTGACTTGATTAACATAGGCCAAGGCGTAAATAGATCATCGCTGTCTCAGCTAGGCGCAGAGGCTGGTAACGCCAACTCTCGTAGGCAAGCTTACGACAGTGCTAAAGCTCAGTCTAAGGCTCAAACATATTCCACGATTGGCACCGTAGGCTCTGCAGCGATCCTAGCTGCCGCAATGTTTTTATAGGGACTCAGTATGGGACTTTTAGAAGGTTTTTTAGAACCAAACGCCACAGGTTATCAAGATAGGCAGACCAACCGTAGACTGGCTGTAAAAGCTGATGTACGCGCTGATGATGCAAATACCCGCGCCGAGGCTCAGGAAAGAGATAGAGCCGCGTTGTTTAAAACTGAGTCTGTTCAACGGGAGAAAACGAACGCAGAGACAAACAGAAAGTCAGAGCTTCTCGCAACCCAAGAAAAAAATTCTCAACTTTTGTCTCGTTTGAACTCAAGTAATCTTCTTGATGCTAATAACGCTTTTAATATCGACGGTAATGCTTTGCGAGCTGGGATTGAATCAGGCGATGGGGCAATTATCCAACTTGGTTTAGACCTAGTAAATCAAAGCGGCAAGTTTGGCGAGGGCGTTGAGGCAGTCGGGTTTGACGTAATTGCTGGTGGCGGGATAGCGGTTAGGACAAAGAACAGCAAAGGCGAAGACGGTGTGGCCTCTGAACCGGCAGACCCCGAAGCTAATGGCAATGTAATTATGCTTGAGGCCGGTAAGTTGGGCGGCATAGCAAATACGCTATATCGCACTTCCATAATTACTGGGTTGCCAAAGGAACAGAGAGATGCTTTTTCTGCATATCGTGGCGACATGAATCTGATAGAAAGAGAAGAAGCTGCGATTAGAAAAGCGTATGAACAGGGTGGACAAGACGAAGAACGCGCAGCAGTTGCTTTAATTGCCACGGCAGAAACTGACGAAGAACGAGAGCAAGCGGTTGCAGAGATAGAACAAGTTACCGCGAATCAGGCAAGCGCATCTGGCCCTCAATCGACCAGTCAAGGGCCAGACTTAGCGCAGGAATATGACGGGCCGATTACGCTAGAAGATTTACGTGACCTAAACGTCACGCCTGAACAATTTAGGGACATGACACCGGAGCAAAAAGCTCAGGTTGTTTCTACGTTGACTGACCGACGTAGGCTTGGGACGATGGGCAAGACCATAAAGCTTGGCGGGAACGTAGTTGCGGACACTGCAGGTGGACTGGTTGACTCAGCTTTAGATACAGATCTTGCGCGAATGTTGGGGATTTCAGATCCAGGCCAAGAATCTGAACCCGCTTATGCGGATACAGCTAAAACCGCAGCCGAGATAAAGGCGGCAAACGAAGACATCTCAATGGAAGATGTTGAGGCAGGCTTCAAAGCCCTTGGCGAAGATCCAGACTACAAGAAAGCGGCTCAGCAGAAACAATTAGATCGTCTAAACAAGATTGACACCGCAGATTTGACTCCACCGCAAGTTAAGCGCAAAGCGGAATTAGAGCAATCTTTAGCGCCAGAAGAAGCTACGGCTGCACCTGCTAACGGCCCAGTTTCTCAAGCAGCGCCTAATACATCTAAGCAATTAGACGGTAAGACTGGCCCTGAAATCAATGCAGCAATTGAAAGCGGAGACATTACTGGCACTCAAGAAGAAGCCGCTGCAGTAGCGCGGTCTCTACAAGATAGGGGCATAAAAGACTTAAAAGGTCTGTACGAGTCTGATCTTGAGGATGTCGAAATGATGAAGGCGTTGGCCTTTATGAGATTGTTTAATAGCAATGCGTCAATAGATGCTCAATTAGCTAAAGAGATAAACAACGTCAGTGAGACTGGTTTGCGGTCAATGGATACGCCACAAGCCATAACTTCTCAGAGGACTGAAGGTCAAGCAGAACGAGAGGCAGCACAGCTTCAAATCTCCGCTGTAAACGCTAACGTACAGTTTCAGAAGCTTATGCGCTCAGTGAGAAATGACGACAACAAAAATGTTAGAACAGCCGCGACAGATATCCAAGATGTGCTAGGCGATGTGTTTGAGAATGCGTATGACCCAAATGGGCGATTAGTTGCTGGGCAGTCAACAGCCTCTAAGATTCTCAATACAGCTATACCGGAACTTGATGCTTTAGCTGCATCAGCAACAACTAAAAAGTCCCAAGAAATGTATGCTACGACAAGAAACCAAGCGCTAAGTCTGGCAATTCAAGCGCTTGCTTCGGATGGCGGTACTGGCCTAGAGTACTTTACAGAAATGTTTAGAGAAGACTCTAGCGGCTCGCCAAGATCCACCCTCAATAATTTAGTATCTGACGGCGAAAGATTTTATTACCAAGAGCCTGATGGAAAAGGCAACTACCGAAATGTTGGTTCTGGAATCTCGAACAGAGAACTAATGAGAATTAACCCAGAACTCGGTAAGTATATCGCAGGTGTAGCGCTGGCTAATGAAAAAGCTCGTAAGAAGGCTGGCTAAGTGGCCGTAGATCCCTTACAAGAGTTTGTAGATAAACTAGCAAACCCAGTACTTGCACCACCGCCCGAAAGAGAGTCGTACACTCCTGCTGGTTACTCAATTGGCGAAACCTTTCAGAAAGGTATGCAAGCCGGTGCAGAAGGTATGTCTGCCGATATCAGCTATCTCCAAGCACTTGGCAATAGCATCATTGGTGACGAAGAAGCTGTAAGGCGTAATGTCGCGGTTGCAGAAGCGAAATCAAATTTTGCCGCAGACGCTGTTGCAGGGCTTGGTCAGTTTGACGAGTTTATTGATCAGCCGACTTTTGGCGGGTTTATAGAACAAGTGAGTAAAGGCACGGGGCAGTTGGTGCCGTTTGCAATTACATCAGTATTGGGCGCAGGGTTTGGCGCAGCAGCCGGTGTCGGCACGAAGATAGCCGCAGAAGGCAGCAAGCTCGCTGCAAAGCGAATAGTAAAAGACTCCCTTGAGAAGACTGCCAAAGGCATAGCCTCGCCTGATGAAAAAGAAATAGCAGAAGCTACTTGGGGCTTAGCGAAACGCGCTAGGTACGGGGCGTATGCAGGCGCTGGGGCTTCTGAGTTTGCCCCCATGTCAGGTTCAAACTTCTCAGAGGCAATAGACTCTGGCGAAGACCCGAATGACCCCATGGTCGCTTTCAGAGCTGCAGCCCTAGGTGTACCTCAAGCAGCCATTGGAGTCGGCGGCGAAGTAGCTCTACTCAAATTGATTGGTAGCCGTGCGAGCAAACTAGCTGCTGGTAAAGAAGGCACTGTGATGGGCCGCTTGGCGAAAGACTTGGGAACGGGTTTTCTTCGCGGCGGTGCAATTGAAGCGACTACTGAAGTAGCTCAAGAAGGTTTGTCAGTACTTAACCGTTCTGCAATGGACGAAAATTTCACAGCTCAAGACGCTCAGATGCGGTTGGGCGAGGCAGCGTTTGCTGCGTTCTTTGGTGGCGGCGCTTTTTCAGGCGCAGGTTCTACTGCCGCTGGCGGTATACGTGAGCTTAGAAACGTAAGCATCCCAGATTCAGTGAAGCAGAAATCAAGGGATTTGCTTGATCAGGGTAAGCAAGCAATTACTGATATTACTGCTAACGAAGAAAGCTTTGCTGTCGGTGACACACAGTTTACAAACGCAGAACCGCAAAGCGATTTGAAAGCGCAGCTGGCGGCAATGTCAGATAGTGGTAACGCTAAAGCGGCGGTATGGGTAGAAAGCCCTGAACCTGCTTATGACGCGAAACCAAACGGCGACATAAGCGTCAAGATCATAAACGGCGAGAAAGTCTTCGTTTCCTACATCGCTGGACGCGGCACTATTATTTCCCCCTATTACGACGTAGTGGAAGGTGTCCGCAATGACAAAGCCTCTGAAGACGTACTAGCCGCCGCGTTAGGTTACAGCGGTACAAAGCCTGGGGACGCAGACCGCGCTGTTCAGGTGATGGACGCTCAAGGTCGAATCATTACTGAGCAAGCAACGAATGAAGCGGGTGAAGCCGATGCAATGATTGCCCTGCAGAAGCAAATACCCGAAGGCGGGTCGATTAGAGTCTTAGGCGTAGAGGAAGCGCTGCTTAATAGGCAGGAGAAAGTAAAAGCTGAAGCAGCACCTGTAGTAGAAGACGTTGTAGACGACGGTATCTGGGGGGATCTCCAGACAGAGAGACCGTCATCCACACCTGCGCCAACAGCGGTTCAAAGGCCAGAACCGGAACAGGATCTTGCTGCTATATCCAAAGACACTACTTACCGCGTTCAGAATGCCTATCAAATAGACGGTTCTCAGGGAATCGAAGGGCGCTCAGTGGGCGAGCTGATGGATCGAGAAGTGGACGCTATAAGGCGGCAACTTTTTGGGAATAAAACTCGTACAGCAACTGAGCAAGCTGACTACATTGCGGTCTTGGGCGAGAATGCTCGCAGAACTGGACAAGACGACTCTATTGATGCGGCTGCACAAAGAGATACCACCATTCGTATAGACAATGAACCTATTGTTCGGGATATGAATGTTGCTCCTGATGGTTCTATTAGCCGTTATGATCGTGACGTAGAAGCCGCCGCTGCACAAGCGCGTCAGGCACTATCCGACGAAGATACAGAAGACTTTAGGGCGATAGGCGAGCGGCTGAGTGCTTTAGCTAGATTGCCAGAGAACAAAAATAACAAACGGCTACAACAACTTAACAAAGATTTTAGAAAGGGCGACATAGATCGCAAGCGCGAGATTGTTGCCGCATTGCGCGATGAACAAGAACTGTTGACGCAGAGCACGGCAACGGCTGATGTAGCCCCAGAAATGGAGTCTGCGGTAGCTAACCCTGACTCAATGATAAGCGAACAAAGCGCTCAGCTTACAGATGAGAAAGTTTTTGCGGTAGTACCGTTTGACGCAGACGGCAACATACGTATTTTTGGCGGGGAAGCTGAAGCACGAGCAGATTTCCAAAAAGTATTTAATGGAGTCTACCAACCAAATTGGACTGATGGCGGTTACTGGCAACGTATGTCTCCGTTTATGTTGCAAGCTTTAGTAAAGCTTCGTAACTCCGGTAAAGAAGTAGAGATAGAGTCGTTTGAGCAGCGAGAACCCCAACTGCGGCAAGTAAAGAAAGCTGGGAAGCAAGCAACTATTTCGAACCCTGAGAGAGAAGTAGAGCGAACTCAATATGACACTGTATCGATTGATACCTACGGTATAAAAATATTCTCCACTGAGGCGGATATATTTACTCACCAGCCCCGTAAAGAAGGTGCTTTACCTGAGCGACTAGAACTCGCGGAGTTTCTTGAGAAAGAGATTAAGTTAGCTACTACCAGTAAGTTCGCTAATGGAAGTGGGTTTTATATTGAGGTGTCTGGCGAGCCTAAGCCAATCAACTTGGTTGATTTAGTTAGTACGGGTAGGCGGTTACTTCAGACTCGCGACCAGCAAGAATTTACTGCAGGTTCTGATGCTAATGCACTTTTTGAAGCGTTCAAAGAACTATTGAGTGGGGGCTACAAAGTAAGTGTGGCTCTCGACGGTAATGCACCTACTGGTAAAAAAGACCGTGCTGGAAGTGATATCAGAACGGCTGTAACCAAGCGAGTAGATATAACTACGACTGGTCGAGGCGGTCAGACGATATTGTCAGAGCTTATTGCTCACGATAAAAAAGTAGAAAGATGGAATGACAGTCCGCTGAAGCCTGAAGATAAAGGCCCAAAGCCACCACTTCCAGCGTTTCTTCGTCCTATATACAACACAACCGTAGCTATTTCATCGACTGGTAAAAAGACGACGTTACGGCAATTACTAGCGAAAAGTTTAACAAAGAAAAAAACTATAAAAGGCGAACGCCTTGCAGAAGAAAAGCGCAGAGAGTCACTGGAGAACAGAACCGCAAAACAACAAAACGTCAGCAGACCCACCAATTATAACCTTACAGGCCCACGACCCTTTATAGAGGAAGATGCAGTTTTTGAGGCGGCTGTTGAACAGCAACAGTTAGCAGAAGAGGGTGTTATAGATCGCCCAGATTTTACAGATAATCCAGGCGGCAATGTAGACAACCCTGACCCAGATCGAGTCGAAAGCGACGACGATGTACCGTATGCGAATTACAGCGTTCTTACAAAACCAGTTTCTGGCAGACCTGCTCAGCGCTACAACGCGCCTACTATTTCTTTTCCGTTTGGCGAACCTACTGTTTCCGCTAACTCACCGTCTGATGTCGTTGCAGTACTAAAAGTAGCAGCGAGCAAACTCCAGCTAAAGAACCCTATCGCTGTAGTAACGCTTTCACAGATGCAAGGCTTGAAGCCTTCTGAGATAGCCGAGCAGTTTGGTGACCCAAAGGTAGCGAAGCATTTTTTGAAAGTCGCTAGGCAGCTTAGAGATAATCCAAATGCACTAGGGCGCTCAATAACTTATAAAAATGCCCACTTCATATTAGTAGACGACGTATCGACCAGTAACGATGTAGAGACGACGTTAGTCGCAGCACATGAGCTAGGACATGCCTTCTTTCAAGAAGAGCTAGCGTCTTTAGTTGAGAAGCCTGTGTATAAACGTATGTGGCAGTCGTTCAAGGATAGAGACAGGTCGATCAAAGCGTACCAAGGGCCGCACGGCTTTGAAGAATGGTTTGCAGACAACGTAGCTAAATGGGCCTCTGCTGGGTTTCAAAATACCCAAGCAAAAAATATTACCGACAGTACCTTTAAGAAGATCGCTGCTAAGTTCAAGCAGATGTTCAACGCTGTGCGGACTGCTCTACGCAAACGCTTTGCTGGCGATGTAGACATCAACGTCGCTGCATTTATTAACGCGGTGTCGATTGCTAATCAGGCTAATTACGCGGCAAATCGCCAGCAAGGGACAGCTGCACAACTTGCTACTTACCCAACCTTTGAGAAGAAAGCGATAGTCCGAGCTATTTCAGATGAAGTGGCGTTAACCGCTGGGGCAAAAGAACTTGGCGAAGCACTGAAACAAAAGACAGTGGGTGGCGTTCGTGAACTTATACGGTTAGCAAAACCGCTACGCCATGTCTTCTTCACCGCGAACAAGAACTTACGCAGTATTAACTCTCGTATTGCAGATATGTTTTACGTGGAAGCAGGTGCTAGTAAGCGCGGCTCACGCATGGGCTTCTTGCAGGAATCCGACATACAAAACCGTGAGTTT